CAGTTAGCTTAGCCTAATAACAGCCAGGGTCAGAGACTTGGACTCCTCTGACCCTATTTTCTTAACTTAACGTGGAGCAAGTCACATTATGGCAACAATCGTAACAAGAGCAGGCAAAGGATCAGCCTTAACCTGGACAGAAGGTGATAACAACATCACCAATATTAACAATGAATTGGTCGCAAAGGTAGCCAGTGTCTCAGCAGGCACAGGCATTTCCATAGGCGGAACCAGCACAGCGCCATCAGTGGCATTGGCAAATACCGCAGTATCAGCAGGATCATACACCAATGCATCAATAACCGTAGATGCACAGGGAAGATTAACCGCAGCATCATCAGCATCAACTACAGGTTCAGGTAATGTAGTGTTGGCTTCAAGTCCAACATTAACAACACCTAATATTGGTGCTGCCACAGGCACAAGTTTAACCACAACTGGTGCTAATGGTGTATTGGCTCGCGCAGCTTCTACACAAGATGGTATTGAAATTAGAGGTCGCTCAGGCGGCACAGGTAACTGGGAAACTATTCTTACTCCAGCAACTTTGAGTGCTGATAGAACAGTTACATTTCCAGATGAAACATTTACAGTAGGATATAGAAATTTACCAGCATCAGGAACTAGGACTAGTTCATATTCATTGGCCACTACTGATGTAGGAAAATATGTGCAGGTAGGTTCAGGTGGTTCAATTACCATTCCTAACTCTACATTTGCAGAAGGTGATGCCATTGTCATCGTCAACAATCATACAGCAGGCATTACCATTACCTGTTCAATTACAGATGCATACATTGCAGGCACTGACACTGACAAGGCCACAGTGACATTGGCCACACGCGGTGTTGCAACTATTATTTTTGTATCAGCAACACGTTGCATTATTTCAGGAAACGTATCATGACAGGCGTAATGTGCGCATTTGCTGGACAAAAACCAGCAGCAGTTCAACGAACACAGATTACCTGGGCTACATATGGCAATGCACAGATTGACACTGCACAAAGTAAATTTGGCAGTGCAAGTGGATTATTTGATGGCAATGGTGATTATTTAGAAAGCACAGGCAATAATAGCATTTGGAGTTATGATGCTAATCAAGATATTACTTGGGAATGTTGGTGGAGAAGTCCAACTGCTACTGCACCAGTAATTGGAGCATTGTTTAACAATCCTGGTTCTATGATGTTATATCTAACCAATGTCAGCGGTAATTGGGTTTATGCACAGTGGAGTGGTAGTAATAACTATGTTACATCGTCAGCACTGACAATTTCAGCTAATACATGGTATCATGCAGCATTTACACGCCAAGGCGGAACTATGAAATTGTGGCATAATGGCACTGAGGTTGGCACTGCTGGCGGATTAAGTGGAGCAATATCCGCCAGCAATGGTGCATTGATTGGAAATTATGTTAATGCTTATTGGCTAAATGCACATATTGATGAATTAAGAATTAGCAAAGGTATCTGTAGATACACTAGCAATTTTACACCTTCAACCTCAGCTTTTGTAAATGACGCAAATACAACTTTGTTAATGCATTTTGAAGGTTCAGATGGATCAACAACATTTACTGACGATAATAGTTAATTAAGGAGCAATTGTGGATCAATTTTATTATGAAGAAGGCTATATTGAAGCCAAGTATTATGTATATGTGGCCTCAGCCAAAATTGATCTCACGCCTTATATTGATGAAGGTTACATAGAAGCCAGTTACTATGAATATTATGGTAGCACTGGCACACTGATCTGTGATGCAGAAATTGTTTCAGGTGTTACAGTTGAAGCCAACGGCAGTTTTAGCAGTGCTGCCACGTTGGCTGCTGTGGTCTACAATATCAAACAGTTTGACAGCGCACAGTCTGCAGCATTTGCACAGACTACAGCAGGTAGTAAAACAGTTGATCTCATCATTGACCTTGGTGCTGCATTTACACCTACACTCTCAGTCATTGTCTATAAAAATTACACAGCGATCATAGATTCCATAACCACAATGACTGTGGATGCTGTGGCTAATAGAAGTGCAAACATTACACTTGACAGCATTCTTAATGTATCAAGCCAAGCAGTGAAAACTGTGGATATTACCAAAACTCTATCCGCAGAATTCACACAGACTGCCACAGGCACTCATACACACTACATATTAGCCACACTTCAATCAGAATCAACACTAACTGCAGATGCATTAAATGTTCAATTTGCACAAGCAGCACTAACCACAAACGCTACTCTCTCAGCCACAGGATATCTCAGCAATCGTCGCCCACGTGTTTACACCGTCAGTGGCTCAGCTGCTATTAACACCTCTACTAAGAAATGGGGTGCTGGTAGTCTGTATGTTCCTGCAGGCAGTTATGCCTATATGGGAGATAGTGCGGATTGGGACAATTGGGCTACTATTGATTTCTGGCATTATTCTACATCTACTAATACACAGACTTTTATCAGCCAAGGCAATACTGGTGGCAATACCAGTTGGAGTCTGCAGGTAGTCAACAACAGATATTTCTTTAACAGTTATAATAGTGGTGGCACACAATTATCTACTAGTTGGGATATTGTTACTACCAATACATTTAACCATGTGCGTTTGATACGCAATGGCACCAGCATCTTTCTTTATGTCAATGGCACCAAGTTAACACCTATCAGTGGTGGAACCATACCAAGTTCATTCCGTGATTCCACACAACCAGTTTATATTGGTGACGGTCTGTTTACAGAAAGTGGTGACTTTTACATTGATGAATTATTGATACGTAATGATCTAGCACTTGGTAATGGATCAGCGTCAACTATTACTGTGCCTACTGACAAATGGTTACCAGAAAGTCAAGGCAACATATTAGTTCTAAGTCATTTTGACATTGACCTCAGTGATGACCTAGGCTTACTAAAAACAGCAGACAGCACACAGTCTGCAACATTTACACAGTCAACTACTGCATTTAAGATCACAGAGGTAATGAGTGGACAGAATGTCCAAGCCACTGTCAGCATATTGACCACAAACATCATTGATGGTCAAGCACAGTTAGTAGTAGAAGGATTCCAAGTATTTGCTGGCACACGCATACAACAGGCACAAGCAGCCCTCAGCAGTGAATTTACGCAGACCACAGTAGCTGGTCCTGTGCGTGATGCCAATGCTGCATTGTATGAAGAAGTAACTTTAGTTGCCAATACAAATCTATCAAGAATACGCGAAGCCAGTGCTGCATTCTCTGCATTCAATACAGAGTTGATAGAAGGAATGCGTGTTAGATTAGCACAAGCTAATTTGACCACAACTGCCACAGTCTCAGCCTCAGCAGACAGAATCAGAGGTATTACTAGGACATTATCAGTCACAACAACATTGACCGCAGATGGTCGTGCATTTGAAGGTAATCTAAACATAACCAGTTGGCTATTTGGTATAAGAAATGATTCAAGTGACATTTATTGGTGGTTAGAAGATTTTGTGTTAGATGAAACCAACGAAATTATCTATGAGTTAATGGGATTAAATCTCAACACCAATAACTTTGATGGCAGTGCTATTGTTGCTAGAAAAACCAAGACTGGTGAAGAGTTATGGGCCAAGTTTTATCAGTTTGATCGTGGTCAAAGCACACAGAATGAAGCCATTGTCAGTAACCTAATCAAGAAAGGTGATAATCTATATTGGGCAGTAAACAATTTTACAACCACTGCAGGTTGGTCTAGCAATGTCTATAGATTAAACATCAATACATATACATTGACTTCATGGACTAGTCCAATACAGACAGTTGAAAAAATCACACATGATGGCACAGACATTTATCTAACTGGTTGGCAGGGTATTGCACAGGTCAATTGGGCCGCAGCCAAGATCAATGATTCAGGCACTAGACTATGGCATAAAACAGGTGCTGTGGTCACTAACCAACCTCATAGAGGCTATGGTATTAGTGTGTTAGGTAATCATGTATATCTAGCTGTAAATTGGGATCTAGCAGAATACAGTCAATACTATAAACTAGACAAGAGCAATGGTGATTTGATCACTGCCATTGACTATAATTTTAACGTAAACAATTTGATCATTGACAGTCAAAGTCAGATGTGGGTCAGTGGTAGATATAAATTTGCAAGATTAAACACAGACCTTACCATTGGTCTAGCCAAACAGAGCAGCGTAATCATTGATGACATTGCAGTTGATCCTAGCAATACCAAAATCTATGTAAATGCCTCAACTAGTTTGTTTAGAGCCAACTATATCAACAACACAGTTGATTGGGCCAGCACATTCAGTGATGACCTAGCCTATACAGACAATGATGAGCCCAAACGCAGAGGACAAATTGAATTTGAATTAGAAGGTCCCAAGTTCTATTGGACACAGCCATACAATGCCAAGAGTCAAGGTATAACTGCTGTTGGTAGATTTATTGAAGACACAGGTGGATTGTATTTTACCGACATTCCCTATAGATTAGGTCTAACTGGTAATTGGAGTTATTCACAATTAACAGCGCCTAACATACCTAGCCTAAGTGTGTTTACACCTATCAGCACTGCCAACACCAATACATTGGGCAGTGCTAATCTAGGATCTGGCACATCAACCACTGAAATCTATCCAAGTTACAGCAACTATCGTTACGTGTATGCAGTTTGGGCTGTTGGCGTATTGTCAGCAGAAACTGCATTGAGCCTACCCGCAGTCAAGAGATTCAGAGGTTATACTGCTAATCCCACAGCCAATTTTACACAAACTACCACTGGCAATGTGGCTAGATTAGCACAAAGCAATCAGTCTAGCGAATTTACACAGACCACAGCAGCAGTTAAAACTGTGAGAACTGGCAGCACAGCCAATATAGTAACCACTGTCACAGCAGATGTAGATCGTCGTCGTGTTGCAGACAGCAACATGTCAGTGACCGCCACGATCTCTGCGACTGGTCGTGTGATAAGACGTGCTGACGCTAGTTTGACCAGCACTGCCACACAGAACATAGACTATACCAGAATCCGTTTGAGCGACAGTATACTAGAAGTAGCTGCTTCAACACTGACCGCAGCAGCAGTCAATGCCACTGGCACCATACTGATGGAATCCACAGCCTCAATGGTCACAGCTGCCACGGTGTTTAGAGATCAAGCAATACCATTATCCGCTGAATTTGCACAGACAGCGTCAGGTGACAAGACTGTTGATTTCCAAATAGCCGTCACAGCCACTGCTGCCATAGTCACAGACAACATTAGAGTCAGATTCAATTCTGCTGACATAACCAGCACAGCAGCCATTGAGATCAACACAGCTCAGAGCAAGATCACAGGTTATGCAGCCACAATATCAAGTGAATTTAATCAAAACACAGCTACAGAGCAGTCAAGAATAAGATTCAGCAGAGCAGATCTAGCCACAGAATTCCAGCAGATCACTGAGGCCATGAAGGTCAAAGAATCAGGTAGCATAATGCAATCTGCATTTACTGGCGTATTCTTTATAACCAAATTGGTAAATGTAGAAGCTGACTTCTTGGCATTTAACACAGTGGTCACAGTGGGCACTGTATTCAACATACCACCTGAATTGATATTGACTGTGCCATCAGAGACAAGAACTATCAAAGTTCTACCAGAATCGCGCATAATTCAGGTGCCTAGCGAAACTCGCGTAAATATAATATTGAGAGGATAACACATGTCAACCATTACAGGTTATAAACAAGATGCCATTGGCAGTTACATTGAAAAAGATCCTGGAGCACGTCTAATCTATTCAATGGATTGGTCAGATTGGTTGCCTACAGGAACAGCACTGAGCACAGTCAGTTATACCATATCAGCCAGAGCCAATGATGCCAACCCCCCAGTCAAGCACACACAAGGTCTAGCACAAACTAACACTTGGACCTATGTGGAAATATCAGCAGGCACAGTAGGTAAGATCTATACTGTAACAGCCACTATTACCACAGACAGTGGATTGACTGACAAACGTGCATTTAGATTAAAAATAGAGAATCGTAGTCTATGACAGAACCTATAGATCAAGAGCCAGATTTACCCAGTGAAACACCTGAACAGGATCCTAAATTACCCAAATGGGAGTATAAAGCCCGTAAAGATCCCAAATGGGGTGAAGTTACCAAACAGGGACTGATAGTAGGTCGTGGTAAAAATCAACGGGTAGTGCCACCAGATGAAGTTTGGCGATTAGCAGAAATTGGCTGCACAGATAAAGAAATAGCAGAGTGGTTTATGATTGATGAAAACACTCTTAGATATAACTTTAGCGTTTATATGGCAAAAGGTCGTGCAGCACTTAAACGCCGTCTAAGAGCAGTTCAAGTCAGCACAGCACTGCAGGGCAATGCTACCTTGTTAATTTGGTTAGGTAAAAACTATTTGGGCCAAAGTGATAATCCATTGGCTAGAGAAGACAATTTCCCATTGCCATGGGGAGCAGAAGAATAATGCCATTAAGTCAAGGACAATTGACTGTAGTAGATGATCCCAAGCGATTCCGTGTGGTAGTTGCTGGTCGTCGTTTTGGCAAAACACACCTAGCTGTGAGAGAACTATGTTATCATGCCAGACTGCCAGGCAAAGATGTTTGGTATGTGGCCCCTACCTATAGACAGTCAAAGAACATTGTTTGGCGTAAACTAAAGAATCGCCTACAGGACCTACGTTGGACAGAAAAGATCAATGAAACTGAGTTGACCATACAACTAAAGAATGGATCTACTATCTGCCTCAAAGGTGCTGACAATCATGACAGCCTACGTGGTGTAGGTTTGGATTTTATTGTATTAGATGAATTTGCAGATATTGATCCAGATGCTTGGTATGAAACACTGCGCCCCACACTGTCAGACAAACAGGGTCGTGCTCTGTTTATTGGCACACCCAAAGGCATTGGTAATTGGAGTTATGAATTATTTCAAAATAATCTAGATGATCCAGACCATTGGTCAAGTTATCAGTTTACCACCATTGAAGGTGGCCGTGTGCCAGAAGAAGAAATAGAGCAAGCTCGTCGTGATCTAGATGAAAGAACGTTCCGCCAAGAATACATGGCTACATTTGAAACATTTGCTGGACGTATCTATTATGCATTTGAACGAGGTCTAAATGTTCGCCGTTGGGAAGAACCCATACCTCAAGTGTTATATGTTGGCATGGATTTTAACATAGATCCCATGTCAGCGGTCATAGCCACAAGAAAGGGAGACACACTGCATGTCATTGACGAAATCCGCCTGTTTTCTTCTAACACCAAAGAAACAGTGGATGAAATTACAAGTAGATATCCAGGCTGTAAGATCTGGTGTTATCCAGATCCAGCAGGACGACAAAGGAAAACCAGTGCTAGCGGCCTTACTGACATCATTACCCTCCAGAATGCGGGATGGATTGTCAAAGCCCCAATGCAGCACACCCCAGTCAGAGACAGAATAAACGCTGTCAACAGTAGACTATGTGCCAGTTCAGGTAACAGATATTTGTTTGTTGATCCTAAATGTAAGCATACCATTGAGGGGTTGGAAAGACAGACTTATAAAGAAGGTTCAACTCAACCTGATAAAGAAAGTGGGTTGGATCACATGATGGATGCATTAGGGTATATGGTAGATTATCTATTCCCTGTGAAACGTGAAAGAGAACCCAGCAAATCTATCCAGCAATGGGGTCATAAAATTACAGTATAAAAGGATAATAAAATGCAACAGACATTATTAGAACAATATCTCTATGTGACATCAGAAAATCAATTCTATGTTCGCAATAGAACACAGTGGCAATTCTTGTTGGAAAGCTATGTTGGTGGCGATGACTATACACGTGGCCAACATCTAACCAAATATGTAAATGAAAACAGTCAAGAATACACAGCTAGGCTAACGGCCACACACCTAGAAAATCATTGCCGTTCAGTGATCTCAACCTACATCAGCTTCTTATTCCGTGAAGAACCCAAGCGTGAATTTGGTTCAATAGAATATGAACCTATGTTAGAATCATTTCTAGAAGATGCTGACATGGATGGACGCAGCTTTGATGCGTTTATGAAAGAAGTGGCCATATGGTCAGCAGTGTTTGGTCATGCTTGGGTTTTATGTGTAAAGCCTAATGTTGGTGCACAGACCAAAGGTGATGAAATAGCAGCTGATGTTAGACCTTATGTAAATGTTATTTCACCATTGTTGGTCACAGACTGGCGTTGGAATAGACTGCCTAATGGTCGTTATAACCTAACCTATTTCAAATATATTGAAGAAGGCAATGAATCAGTAAGCACAGTCAGAGAGTGGACCACAACTGAAATACACACATGGGTTATTGATCACAAGAGTAGAACAGTTCTAGAACACTATGTTGAACCCAATCAATTAGGCGAGATTCCTGCAATCATTGCCTATAACCACAAGACACCTGTGCGTGGCATTGGTATGAGTGATATTGCTGACATTGCCAAAGCACAAAGAACTATCTTCAATCTTACCAGTGAAGTTGAACAGAGCATCAGAATCAATGGACACCCCGCATTGGTTAAAACACCTGGCACTGAAGCCTCAGCAGGTGCTGGTGCTATTATTCAAATGGAAGATAATCTAGATCCAGGACTAAAACCCTATATGTTGACCGTCAGCACTGATGTCAATCAAATCTACACAGCTATTAATCATGTGACTGCAATCATTGACAAGATGGCCAACACTGGATCAATACGTGCCACTGAAAGCAGACGCATGAGTGGTGTGGCACAGGAACAAGAGTTTCAATTGCTAAATGCCAAGCTGTCAGAGAAAGCAGACAATCTAGAATTGGCAGAAGAACAAATTTGGCAATGGTATTGCTTCTATCAAGGCTACACTTGGGATGGTAAAATCAAGTATCCAGATTCATTTGCTATTCGTGATACATTTAATGAAATAGAAGCATTGGTCAAGGCCAAAAATGCTGCCACAGATCCTAGAGTTTTAAATATTATTGATCATGAATTAATTGAATTGTTAGGTGAAGAAGGTGACATGATTATTCCGGAAACTTACACACCAGAGGATATTCCAGAACGTAAACCATTTGAACCACATTACATGATTAATACAGAAACTGGTGAAAAGTTTATTGCCAGAACAGAGCAAGAACACCTAGATTATGCAGCCATGGGCTATATCCATGAGCGTGAAGAATATTAAAAGGAGATGATCATGGGCAAAGGAAGAGGCCGTGGTGGACGTCCACCAAAGCGTTGATTGGCAGGAATACTTCAAGAGCATACGTTCAGAATGCCCTTGGAGTTACAGTGCTTATCAACAGGGTTTAATTGACATAGTGTATTATGATGGCCTAATATGGGAATTGGCACATTATCATGCTCGTGTTTACATAGTAAATGCACCCAATTTATCAGTTGAGGCATTGGCTAAAAGTTTAGATCATGGCCATGATGAATGGCTGTTTAGCTATCCAGGTTATGGACCATTGGCCACACCAGTGCCAATATTAATACAACAAGACAGAGCCAAACTACGTAGGCTTAGGGAGAAATCATATGCCAGTGCATAAAGTTCCAGGCGGATATCAATGGGGTAATCAGGGTAAAATATACCCAACCAAACAGGCTGCTGAACGTCAAGGTCGTGCTGCCTATGCCAGTGGTTATCGTTCAAATCCCAAACCACAAAGATCACGGTAATATAACTACATATAACAGCATTTAGGGTTAAATGCTATAAATAATTCATACAACTCATAAGAGAGGCGATGCTACAATGACAGATAATTCATTGGTAAACGATATGGCAACTGAGGCCGCTGGCGAAACAGCAATTCAGGCACAAGCAGACAAGACATTCACGCAAGAAGAAGTCAACGCTATTTTGGCTAGAACTAAAACTCAAATTGAGAAGAAGTTTGCAACCAAGTATCAAGACCTAGGCGATCCTGAAGAACTTAGAACCATTAAAACAGAATGGGAAAAGAAACAACAGGCAGAACAGATCAAGCGTGGAGAGTTTGAAAAGACTCTACAGGAATTGGCTGCAAAAAAAGATGCTGAGATTCAGCGTCGTGATGCGATCATTAAAGAATATAAAGTGAATACGCCATTACTCAGTGCCGCAGCTAAAAATCGCGCAGTAGCACCAGAGCAGGTCAGATCACTTTTAAGTCAAAATGTTCGCTTGAATGATCAGGGTGAAGTAGAAGTAGTAGGTTCAGATGGTGCAGTTCGTTATAAAGACAACGGTTCTGCATATGAAGTAGAAGATTTGGTCAATGAATTTTTGACACAGAATCCACACTTTGTTTCAGCATCACCTGCCACTACCAATGCTAAATCCAATATAGTGCCAGGTTCTAGTAACAAGATTGATCCAACAAAATTGGACATGAAGAATCCAGAACATAGAGCAATATATAAAGAATACCGCAAGGCCAATGGTCTTGCCTAACATTTTTTAAAAGGAAAATTTAAGATGGCCGCAACGACCACAACATTAAATGACCTGTTACCAAGCATTGTTGCTGAGGCAATGTTTGTAGCAAACGAGCGCAGTATCATGCGCGGTCTCGTTAAGAATTTCAGTATCCCAGCAAGCAATGGTAAAACCATTACCGTTCCTCGTTATCCAATCGCTACTGCGGCTTCATTAACTGAAGGCAACGAAGTTAGCGACAGCACAGTTTCTACTGATGGCGTAACTTTAACTGTTTCTACAGTGGCAATTCGCACATTGGTAACTGACCTAGCTCGTGCTTCAGCTGCTTCTAATGTGGTAGCAGACGTAGGTCGTTTATTTGGCGAAGCAATTGCTCGTAAAATTGACACAGACCTATTAGCTCTATTTGGTGGTTTCTCTGTAGGTGTTGGCGGTGCTTCAACAGCAATGTCAGCAGCTCTAGTAGCACAAGCAGTTGCTCGTCTACGTGCTGCTGCTGTTCCTGGCGATGCTCTAGCATGTGTGGTTAATCCATACGTTGCCTATGACTTGAAAGCAAACTTGACCAACACATTTGCTAACCCAAATGCTGGTATCATCCAAAACGAAGCAATGGCCACTGGCTATGTTGGCACATTGTTTGGTGTTCCTGTATTTGAATCAGCTAACATCGCTGACACTGGCACTGCTGGTGACTACGTTGGTGCTGTGTTCCACAGAGATGCATTAGGACTAGCAATGATTGGTGACATTCAAATTGAAACTCAGCGTCGTGCTTCATATGTTGGTGACGACATTGTTGGCAGCTGCCACTATGGCGTTGGCGAATTATATGATGCATATGGTGTGAAAATCACTGCTGACAGTTCATTAGTTGATCCAGCTTAATTAGATAGGCTCTAATTGGAGAAAAGGCTGCTTGACAGCCTTTTCTTTTGACCATATACTATATGAACATTAACACAAGTCAGGATATAAAATGAAAACCAAATTGTTTTTAATCAGTTGTTTGTTTAGTGCCAATGCTATGGCATGGACCCCTTGGGCTGCTAGTTGTGCAGACTTCTGGGGTCGTCAAGTGCCAGAAGCTGCTCGCACTCCCAGCAACTGTCCTGCACATTTTAGAACCAATGAACCTGCTGCTTACGGGTCTCCAATTACTAAAGGCAGTTCTTCTACTACCGTTGGTGGTTCTTTCATTGGTTCACCCTCATTGCCCACTAACATTCTACTGCCTAGTGGCAATTACGTTGTGGTGCCTAATTACTCTACTGGTGGTATTAGTGCAGTGATTCAGACCTCAAGGTAAATATCAATGTAGTTCTCCGACTACTCTTTAAATTTCAGTCCCTAGGGGGTTATATCACTTGATATAATCCCCATTTTTACCCCTTCAGCTAAATACACTATCACAAGAAGGACTTGTGACAGCAGATTATTTGTGAAGGACACAAACCACCATGACTCAATACGCATCCCTTGACGATTTACTAGAACAAGATCCTACTATTCAAGATTATGGAATACTAGATTGGGACGCAGAACTAATCAAAAGTTCAAATGAAATCAATAGAGTCCTAAAGGTCCGCTGGTATCAAGCCTATCAAAAAAGATTCCCTAGTATTATAAACGTAGAGTTTGATCCAAATAAACTGCTGGCATCACAATTCACACAGGCCACTGTCTATCATGCATTGGCCTATCATATTTGTCCTAAGTTAACTCAATTTTCAGGCGGTGAACCAGATAAGTTTCAACAAATGATGCAATATTATGCAGTATGACCTAGATGGTGACAGCACATATGAAGCTACTGAAAGAAAGCCAGTGAATGCATTGAGGTTAACTAGATAATGGCACAAAACCTACGTCAACAGATTGCTGAAAACCTTGAAACAGTTCTCAAAGACATGCAGGATCCTACACCAGTTAGGGTCACAAGAGAACCATTCAATGCATTAGAATTAGCAATCACAGAATTCCCCGCTGTGTTGATCACAGCCATATTAGAAACAAGACAAACAATTACCATGGGCACACCAGGTGTTGGTCGCCGCATGGGCACACTGGAGTTTGAGATACGTGGATTTGTTCGCGGTAATGATCTAGATCGCAAACGCAATGATCTCATTGAACGCATTGAAGAAACATTAGACAGCGAACGTTATAGAGAATTAATCAGCAATGGAGTCACTGACAGTCAAGTAATACGTATTGACATCATAGAACGCATGCCACCATTGGCTGAGTTTGTGGTTACCTATCGCGTGAACTACAACTATCTAAGGACAACAACATGAAGATAAGAGTTTATAAACATGCTATGGAACGGTGGGTTCCATTAGAAGAAATTGATATGTTTCAAGCAGCAGGATGGTCGCAACACAAACCTGCTGACAAAACGGTTACGCTTTTGGACACAGTAGTGTTAAAAGCCCCTGCGAAGTCTAAGGGCGCAGCTAAATCCCTTGACAATGCTATAGACAAAGGAGATTAATTATGGCAATATTGACTGGCAATAATGGCGTTGTCAAGATTGACAACGCTAGTGGAACTTTAACCAACGTAGCGTCTGTTCGCAACTTCTCAGTAGAACTTACCAGTGATACTATTGAAACCAGCACAATGGCCACTGACGTGAGAACATATGTAAAAGGTATGAGCTCTTGGAGTGGATCAGCAGACATTTATTTTGATAACGTAAACTACACAGGTGGTGCAAGTGTAATTGCAGCACTAAATCCTACTGGACTTGCAGTAGGTTCAGGCACAGTGACCATTGAATTATTTTTAAACAACACAGCAGAAAAGTTTGCTGGTGAATGTATTATCACTGGCTTTACTGTCAACAGTTCAATGGATGGTATGGTTGAAGCATCAATCAGTTTCCAAGGTTCTGGTGCTTGCACATTCACAGCCTAAGG